AACAGAAGGCGGTTTTCAGTGTACAATTGGACCCGTAAATGATAGAGCTTAATTATGGCATATAGTTATTCAGATTTAACAACAGATATTAGAAATTACACAGAAGTAGATAGTAATGTTTTTACTGCTGCTATTATAAATGGTTTTCTTCGTAATGCAGAACACAGAATTAATTTAGATTGTCCAATGGATTCAGATAGACTTCAAGCAGAAGCACAGTTTGCTACAGATTTTAATTCAATTACAATGCCTACTGGTTTATTATTTGTTAGAGGTATTCAAGTCTATGATTCAACAACAGCTACTACAGGAGAAGGAGTATGGTTAGAAAGACGTGATCAAACTTTTATATCTGAGTATGTAGGAGAATTAACAGGCACAGAAGGTGGTACAGCAGGACAGGATACAACAGGATTACCAAAATATTATTCTATGTTTGGTGGTGCTACTACTGGAACTAGCACAGCTACTTCAGGAGCGGTTTATGTAGCTCCTACACCAGACGCTAATTACAAATATATTATTCATTATAATGCTATGCCAACAGGTCTAGAAACTAATACTAGTGGAACTTATGTAAGTAATTACTTTCCTCAAGGACTACTTTATGCTTGTCTCTGTGAGGCTTATTCGTTTTTAAAAGGTCCAACTGATATGTTGACATTATACGAGCAGAAGTATAAAACTGAACTACAAAAGTTTGCAGCAATGCAACTTGGAAGAAGAAGACGAGACGATTACACGGATGGTACATTACGTATTCCAATCGAGTCACCGCCTCAATAATTAGGAGATTTTTATGGCAATAACATCAGCAATATGTAATTCATTTAAAGTAGAAATTCTACAAGGCGGACACAATTTTAATGATTCAAGTGGTGCACCAACAGGTAACACTTTTAAAATAGCATTATATTCTAGTAACTCAGCAACACTAAGTAAATCAACTACAGCGTATACTGCACCCTCAGATGCAACAGCTGATCCAACAAACACATACGAAGTAACAACAACTTCATCAGGTTATACTGGTGGTGGAAATACTTTAGTCGCAAGCGCTGATCCAGTTTTATCTGGTGACACAGCATGTATAAAATTTAATGACACAACTTGGGGATCATCAGCTTCTTTTACTGCAAGAGGTTGTTTAATTTATAATACAACTTCAATAACAGGATTTACAGCAAACAGATCTGTTTGTGCAATTAATTTTGGTTCAGATAAAACTGTAACAAGTGGAACTTTTACAATCCAGTTCCCAGCTCAAACAGCAGGCAACGCAATCGTTCAGATAGCATAAGGAGGACGTCCTTATGTCGATAGCTCAGACATTCACCGTAACAGTAGTTGGTGGTAAATATTATATTGATGGAGTTCAACAAGCTACCGTAATGATCGGTGCAGGTCTTACTTATAAATTCGATCAATCAGATAATACTAATAACAATCACCCACTTAGATTTTCAAGCGATAGCGGAAACTCAACTCCTTATACTACTGGTGTAACTACATCTGGTATACCTGGAAACTCTGGAGCTTATACACAAATTGAAGTAGCTGCAGGTGCACCTTCAACTTTATATTATTATTGCACTAACCACTCTAACATGGGTGGAGAAGCTAACACTGATGGTTGGGGTCGTTCTTATTTTGGACAAGCTGATTGGGGTGATACAAATATAATTGAAACTGGATGGGGACGTAGAACTTGGGGCTATCAAGCG